GGCTGTTAGGAATCTTTTCTTAAAGACCGGACCGCATCTCGAGAAGCACCAAGTGCTTTCAAGCGATTTGACGGCGGCGACAGATCTCCTCCCACATGACCTCATGGAGGCCCTAGTCAATGGACTAGTGGAAACTTGTGATCTGCCTGTTTGGGCGAATGAAATATTGCGCCTGAACACTTCTGAATAATTCCTTTCATGGCCTGAGTTTGGAGATCCCGAGAAGAAAACGAAGACTTCCCCCTATATGGCGGAGGCGTCTGCGACGACGTCGAGAGGAATCATGATGGGTTTACCCACTTCATGGTTCTTCCTCTGTCTTGTACACTTCTTTTGGATCGACCAAGCCTGTGGCAAGAAAGAGAACCTTAAACAACTTGCTGCGGTATGCGGCGACGACTTGGTGGCCCTGTGGCCCCAGGAGGTTATCGATGAATACGAAGATCTCCTGTCCTAGTGTGGAGCAAAGTTGTCGGTCGGGAAACATTTCAAGTTCCCGACAGCAGGTGTTTACACTGAGCGGTGCTTCTATGTCAAAGAAGCCACTGCCCAAGTGACCCGGTATCTTCGCAAAAGGAAGAACCGTTCTGGTAAGTTCTCTGAGGCTCAAAGCTCAAAATTGGTTAGTATCGTCTACCCAGACCGCTGTAAATTCTTTGCAGCAGTTGGCCTGAAGGGACTTGTTTCCCCTTCAGGGAACCGGCCGTTGCCAGTCTGGTAGACCATAGGGAGCACCGTTGAGAGCCTAGTGTAGTAAGGAATCTCTCGTTGCAGAGTTATGCGGATTATTGATGTGTTGTATCCTGGACACGAAAACTGGTTCAGGTACCACGGCATCCCCGCACTACCCATCTGCCTCGGAGGTTCCGGACTATTCACCGGGAACCCCAGACTCAGGAAGTTCGGACCTAAGGTGCGTTTATCAGCCAAAGTCGCTGCATTCGGCAAACCTAGTAAGGTATCAGGATTCGAATCTGCTTGGACAGCTCCACGTGTTGATCGTGAATTACAGAAACAAGCAATGAAAGAATTCTCCGAACTCACAAGCAGCATCAGTATAATGCGACCAACGAAAGACGGTAAGTCTTAAGGTTTGGTGAAGTTAGGTGTTTGGTCAGACGTTGATGAGCGCATCCGTTCGAGATGCATCCTCAATGCCCGGCTGAGAAACAACCTAACCCATCCTTATGACCCCAAAAAGCTTGTAAGTTAAATCTCACAAGTTTCGTCTCAGTTGGCCAAAGTACGGAAAGCGCTGCTTGCGTCCTGGCCTGGAGTTTAAGAGGTAGCTGCTGAGGGAAAGGCAAGTACGTTTTCAAAACGAGTCAAGGCGTGCAACAATGAAAGAGTTGCATGGGCCTCAACCACTCATGTAGAGGTTGTGCCAATCCCCCCCAGCGTGGATTTTAGCATTTTGTAGAAAATGCCAGGCTTCCCAC